CAAGATCGAGAAAGAAAACCACCCCAGATATTAATGGTATGTCTGCGAAACAAATGAAACGCAGAAAGCCAATTAACTCTGATATGTTGTCATGTATTGAACCATTGACACCTGCTCAAGAAAAGGTATTTGCAGATTGGGAATCTGATAAACATCTTTTTATGTTTGGTGCCGCTGGTACTGGTAAAACTTTTATCGGTCTCTATCTTGCTCTTAGGGAAGCTCTAAAAGAAGATAGTCCTTATGATAAAGTTTATATTGTGAGATCACTTGTAGCAACTAGAGAGATTGGTTTCCTGCCGGGAGACCATGAGGATAAGTCTTCACTTTATCAGATTCCATATAAGAATATGGTAAAGTATATGTTTGAGATGCCAGATGACAATTCATTTGAAATGTTGTATGGTAACTTGAAAACTCAAGAGACTATTTCTTTCTGGTCTACATCATTCATTCGTGGTACTACATTTGATCGTGCTATTATCATTGTTGATGAATGTCAAAACCTAAACTTCCATGAACTTGATTCTATTATCACCCGTGTTGGTGAAGATACTAAGATCATGTTCTGTGGTGACGTTCAACAAACTGATCTAGTCAAATCAAACGAAAAGAATGGTATTCTAGATTTCATGAGTATTCTTCGTTTGATGGATGAATTTGGTATGACTGAATTTGGTATTGATGATATTGTTCGTTCTGGACTAATCAAGAACTATTTGATCAGTAAGATTAGTCTGGGGTTCTAATGTTTAAACATGTACATCTGAATTTACCTGATAAGTTAACTAGAGAAACTATTGACGGTAAAAGATATTATAAAGTCCCTGGTCATGAGGATAAAAAACTAGTCTCTGTGACTACTGTTACTAGTTTCCAATCTGCCAAATCCATTGCGGCGTGGAGAAAACGAGTAGGTGAAGAAGCCGCTAATCGAAAGACTAGACGTGCTTGCAGTAGGGGAACTGATATGCACACTCTCACCGAACACTATTTAAAGAATGAAGACCTACCAAAGGTCAAACCTCTGCCAGAATTTTTATTTAAGTTTGCTAAACCAACACTAGATAACATAGATAATATTCATGCATTAGAAACTCCCCTATATAGTTTTAAATTAGGTATTGCGGGAACCGTTGATTGTATTGCTGAGTACAATGGTGAACTTGCAGTAATTGATTTCAAAACTTCAGAGAAACCCAAACCTGAAGAATGGATTGAGAGTTATTTTGTCCAAGCTGTTGCATATGCTTGCATGTTATACGAGTTAACTGGTATAATAGTCAAGAAACTTGTAATCATTATGTCCTGTGAAAATGGAGAATGCGTTGTCTATGAAAAGTATCACAAAAAAGAATACATTAGAAAACTTACTCAGTATATACGAGAGTGGAAGTTTGCTCATGAGTAAAAGTAAAGAAGCTATCAACGAAGTTCTTGAAGAAAAGTTTATGACTTCTTCAAAGTTTTCTATGGAGATTGAGAACATCGTAAAGTCTAGTAATGGTGAACTCAATTACATTGAATCTATCCTCACTTTCTGTGAAGAGAATGAGATTGAATTTGAATCAGTTCCAAAGTTGTTGTCAAAAACATTGAAGGAAAAACTTAAGTATGATGCCCAAAGTTTATGTTTCATGAAAAAATCTTCTAGGGCAAAACTGCCTATTTGATATGGATGGATACGAGGTTTATAAGATATACCTCGCTTTAAAACTACATTTCACCAAAGATACATACAACTTCTTTACTTTTAATGGTAAGTCTAGAGCGAGTTTATCTTCATTTGAAAAAAGAAACGATAGGTATTTCTTTAAAAAACTAGGTACAAAATTTAATAGAGAAGAGATAATAGAGTTTTTTGTAAGTCATTTTATTGAAAACGAAAATACCTGGATAGGTAATATCTCTATTCACAAATCAAAGACATACGCTGGATGGAAAAATAAAATCCAGAGTATGTCATTCAATTTTAAACAAGAACTAGAGTCTCTATTAGATGATAATGATAGTTTAGATTCTTTGTTCAAAGTCCATGATGGCAAACATCCAATTATATTGAGAGAACATTTATCTGGTAATGTTTGTATAGAAACCATGGTTATTCTAAACACCTTGGTAAACTACGTTTCATATTTTACTTCCAACATTTCTGATCCCATTGTTTGGCCGGAGATCAAAAAGAAGATAGTAAAGTATGAACCTTTCCTGTCTGTAGACAAGTCTAAATATAAAGGTATTCTGTTAAATCTATGCAATTCTTCGACAATGAAATAGTTCGTTCTGAAGCTGTAGAAATGATGCAAATTTATGAGGGTATAATAGACTTTATGGGATCTGCAAAATTCAAAACTTCAGAAGGACTTAATCATTACTTAGATAAAATATCTCGTATGATTGAACTACAAGAGATGATTTATTTTCGCGCTAAATATTCTAGCGAGGAAGATGCTCAGGAGTTTGTTGATTTTTTGAACATGTCATTTCTACCTGTAGATAACGAAGGCGAAACAGATGTACTAGAATTGTTCAAACGGATAAAGTCCGATATTGAGACGATGAAAAAGTCAATACACCTTGACTAACCCCCCTCTATCTGGTATAATTACTAGGTGGTGATGACCACAAAGGCCAAATACTTACAAATACGGAGAACATACATGTCTTTTGCTGCACTCAAGAAAAATTCCAATTCATCTTTTGAGAAACTGACTCGCGAAATAGAAAAAGTTGCGAGTACACAATCATCGAGTGATGATCGTTTCTGGAAACCTGAAATGGATAAATCTGGTAATGGTTACGCTGTGATTCGATTCCTCCCTGCACCTGATGGGGAAGATCTTCCATGGGCTAAAGTTTTTAGTCATGCATTCCAGGGTCCTGGTGGATGGTATATTGAGAATTCGTTGACTACGATTAACAAGTCTGATCCTATTGGAGAACTGAATCGCGAACTGTGGAACAGTGGACGTGACTCAGATAAAGAGATCGCACGTAAACAGAAACGTAAACTGTCTTACTACAGCAACATCTATGTTGTTCGTGATCCTTTACATCCAGAGAACGAAGGACAAGTGTTCTTATATAAGTTCGGTAAGAAGATCTATGATAAGATCATTGGTGCAATGCAACCTGAGTTTGAAGATGAAACTCCAATCAATCCTTTTGATTTCTGGCAGGGTGCTGACTTCAAATTGAAGATCAAAAAAGTTGCAGGTTACTGGAACTATGACTCTTCTGAGTTTGCATCAGTATCAACTCTTGGTAACTTTGGGGATAGTGAACTGGAAGAAATTTATTCCAAGACAAATTCCCTGGTAGCGTTCACCGATTCTTCAAACTTCAAAACTTATGAAGAACTTCAGAAACGTTTGCATACTGTGTTGAACACTAAGAAACCACCCCGTGTTGACATGGAAACTGAGGAGAATGAAGTGGACATCACAATGTCTGCTCTCGCTACTCCACCAGTATCAGAATCAGCTCGTGAAGAAGTTAAACCTCGCGAGTCATCTGGTGATGATGACGATGCATTGAGTTTCTTCGCAAACCTTGCTGAGTTTGATGATTAATAAGAAGGGGGTCTCTAGAGACCCCTTTTTTTATACCTTTTCGGAAATTCTATGCCCGGCGCCAGTTAATTTATATTTGGTATCGTATTCTAGTAGTTCTGCAATTTCACCTTCCATAATACTAACACCAAGACCAGTTGGTACATAGATAAGTTTTTTTAATTCATTTAACGAGTATTCAAATTCTCTGTTGGTAACTTTAGTTAAATTTTGTGCTGCAGTTACTGTTGTGTCAATGAAACTAGCAGGTTCATCTTGATCATTATATGATGTTACATCTCTATATGTAAATGACCAGGTTTCAAAAGCACCATTACCATTTGTTGTTGATGATGCTTTACCAGTACCAGCACCAACTCCTGTAGCAGTAAAGACTATACCTACTGTATTTGCTGAAGCTCCAATTGCAGTAAAGTCTGTAGTACCTACACTAGTAATTGTGTAAGCTCTTCCTACTACAAAGGATCCA